AACCTGGAGTTATTATTCCAAATCCTTACGATCCTTGTAATTTTGGTGGAGAATGTATATCTGGCGCACAAGCAGCTTCTTATTGTTCTAAAGGAAATAATCATTTACAAGTAGGATGTATTGCCCTTTATGGTCCTGGTGGTCCAGATGTTAATGATATTGATCCTACTGTTACTGTTACTCCCACAGGAGCTTGTCCAGAAGGGTTTGCAAGAAATGCTGAAGGAGAATGTGAAAACAGAGAAGAGTTTAGGGCTAGATGTCAGGAAGGCGGTGGACTTGTAAAAGCCGCTACGGACACTGGAGGCGCAGGTAAAGGCGGTGGAGGTAGAGGCGGTGCTAGTGTTGGACCTGAAACACACTTAGGTACTTGTTTAACTAATGAAGAAGCCTATACTTGGTGTAATCAACAAGCCGCAGATAATGATCCTTCTGTACCTGCTCACCCTAGATGTGCTGAAGTTATTTCCATATATGAATCTGATAATGGTGGTGGTGGTGACCCTCCTCCTGAGACAACACCAAATGGTGCAACAGGAATATCCATTGCAGGTTGTGGTGAAGGAACAGTTAGTTATGACCCTATTTATAAAGATCCAGAGAGTGGAATAGAAACAGTTTTAGAAGCTGTTAAATGCGCTCCTATTTCAGAGTTTTGTACTTTATTTTCTAATTTATGTAATGGTGACGGAGACATTATTGGTGTTACGGACTCTATTGCGTGTCCTCCATGTGGCCCAGATGAATTTTGTAATGAAGAACTTGGCGAATGTCAAACTAAAATAGATGGTGTCCTTACTGGTTCTTGTTACGATCCTAATAGAATTACTGATGAAGACGGAAACTGTACTACCGAATGTAAAGCTGGTTATAGTGTTGGTTTAGATAAGTTTGGAGAATTTAGTTGTATTTCTAATGGAAATGGTGGTAGTAGTAATGAAGACTGTAGTGATCCAGACTATGCTGCTGCAAATCCAGAAGAATGTCAAAATATAGACCTTGATTGTGCAGCACAAAACAGGGTAACTATTACAACTGGAGGAATAGGTATAGGGTCTGGAACAACTAGATGTGGTAAATGTAGCAACGGATATACAGAAGACGCATCAGGAAATTGTGTTCAAGATAATAATAATACTAATAATGATGATGACGATGACCCCTGTGATGAAGTTGATTGTACTGACGAAGCTAATGCTAATAACACCTGTTGTATTGGTGGAGGAAGTACAACATTTGATTGTGCTTCAGTAGGTAAAGCACCTCTTTGGGCAGGAAGCCTACCAACAAGTGAGGCAGGTTGTGGACCGTGTTTACCAACTCACGATACAAATGAAGACGGCTCTTGTTCTCCAAAAGTAAACGGAGGAGACAACGGTACAGATCCAGGAATTGAAACACCTACAGGATTAGGCGGTGTTACTGGAAGAATGTTTGAAAAATATATACCGGATTTAGATTATACACCAACTGAAATACTAGGAAAAGCAGGACCCTTTGGTTCTCTTAAAGTTGAAGGATTATTAAAGGATTATTTTGCATGACATATTTAGATATAGTAAATAATGTGTTAAGAAGACTAAGGGAATCCACAGTATCCGACATTACTGAAACAACCTATTCCACTATGGTAGGTGATTTTGTTAATGACGCTAAAAAAACTTGTGAAGACGCTTGGGATTGGTCGGCATTACGGACGGACATAACAGTAACTACATCAAGTGGTACATCTAGTTATTCCTTAACAAACAGTGGAGAAAACACTAAAGTCCTACATGCTTTGAACGATACAAAGAATTGGTTTATGGAGTACCAGACACAAAAATGGTTTGACGATAAGTATTCCATAGCAACTCCAGCGGACGGAAGCCCGAACTATTATACGTTTGATGGTATTGATTCCAGTGACGATACTAAAGTAAAACTTTATCCAAAACCCAATGCCACTGAGTCAGTAGTCTTTACAGTAATTAAAAAGCCTGTAGCGTTATCAGCTAAAACGGATACTTTAGCTATACCCCATGAACCTGTAATTCATTTATCAGTTGCTTTGTTGGCTAGAGAACGAGGGGAAACTGGAGGAACAAGTGCACAGGAATACTTTGGTTTTGGTTATAAATATTTATCGGACGCTATATCTATTGATGCTGCTAAACACCCTGAAGAAACAATTTGGTATACTCCTTAATGGCTGAACAATTACAAAACTTAACTATTGGTGCTCCTGGATTTAAAGGAGTTAACACACAGGACTCTCCTGTAAACGATGACTTTGCTTTTGCTTCAGTAGCGGAAAACTGTATTATTGATAAGTTTGGACGTATTGGTGCTAGAAAAGGAATTAAAACATTAACATCTAGTTTAACTCCTTTAGGGTCTAGTTCAGGACTTGAGGCAATAGGAGAGTTCTTAGACGTTAGCGGTAACAACCTTATTTTTGGTTGTGGTAATAATAAAGTATTTAAGGGTACGTCTACTAATACAGTGTTGACTGAAGTATCCTTACCTGGAGGTTATTCAGTATCAGCTAACAACTGGAAAATTGTAAACTTTAATAGTAGTGCTTACTTTTTTCAACAAGGATATGAGCCTTTAGTTTACTCTAACTCCGCTGGCCTACAAAAAATGTCAGCGGTTACCAGTGCAGCAGGAACACCTCCACAGGCTAATGAAGCTATAGGTGCTTATGGTAGACTTTGGGTAGCTGACTTTGCTGCGGATAAGTCTACAGTGTACTGGTCTGATTTATTAGGTGGACATAAGTGGACCGGAGGTTCATCAGGTTCTATTAATGTAGCTAATGTATGGCCTGATGGGTACGATGAAATAGTCGCTCTGGCTGCATGGAACGGTTATTTAGTTATTTTAGGTAAACACTCTCTTATTGTTTATCAGGGAGCTACATCGCCCTCCAGCATGTCCCTGTTAGACACTATAAGTGGTGTCGGGTGTTTAAGTAGGGACAGTGTACAATCTACAGGAACAGACTTAATATTCCTGTCTAACTCAGGAGTAGTTAGTTTAGGAAGAACTATACAGGAAAAATCTTTACCTCTTATTACAGTGTCCGGTACTGTTACTGATGACGTTGTATATTATATTTCATTAGAGTCGGACAAAAAGAAAATTAAAGCAGTTTATAGTCCTGAACACTCTATTTATTTATTAATTTTTCCTACAAGTGGTCTTATTTATTGTTTTGATATGAGAGCTAAACTGGAAAACGGATCACATAGAGCAACTACATGGTCTAGTTCAGCAGTTTTAACTGGAATTAGAACCATAGCAGGAGACTTGTTATTTGGAGGCTCTGCTGGATTAACACAGTACGATGGATATATAGACGGAACTTCCAGCACTTATCACATGAGGTATTTTAGTAATGAATTATCCTTTGGTGATCCTTCAAGACTTAAGATACTTAAGGAAATAAACTTGATTATGGTTGGTGGTCAAAATGTAACTGCTACAGCTAACTGGGCGTATAATTTTTCTAACGGTTTTTCACAACAATCGTTTACTATAGCTGACGTTACATTAGCAGAGTACAACGTATCTGAATACAATACGGCTTCGGAATATTCCAGTGGTATTATTATTGCGGATGATACAGTAAAAACCACAGGACAAGGTAAATCAGTTAAGGTGGGAGTAGAGGCAATTATTAATGATAACTCTCTCTCCTTACAACAAATGAATGTTAAAGCATTGATAGGTAGAATGACATGAGTAACTACACAAAGACAACAAATTTTCTTGTTAAGGATTCTTTGGCATCCGGTAACGCTGCTAAAATTGTTAAAGGTTCAGAAATTGACACTGAATTTGACAACTTAGCAACCGCTGTTGCCACTAAAGCGGATACGGCTAGTCCTACTCTAACAGGAACGGTAACTGCAACTACTGTCAATGTATCAGGAACTCTCACGGCAGGGACTATTGAAGGAGGGACTTACTGATGGGTGTTTTAAATACATTAGGAAATCTATGGACCGGAGTTACAGGCTCTTTAAATCCAGGAGGTTTTTTAAACACAGCAGCTAATATGGCTTTAATAAATAATCAATTAGGCGATATAAGAGAAGCAGGTCAATTTGCGGCTGAAGGAGCAAGAGAAATTGGTTTAGAGGCTCAAGAAGCGGGACAATTTAAACCTTTTACTGTAACTAGTGGTACTGGAGGACAAGTAGTTACTGATCCTCAAGGAGGTTACGCTGTTAATCTTCCTGGATTAACGGCAGCAGAAGCTAGAGATCGTGGTTTTACTGGAGATGCAGCTTCCTTAGGGTCAGGATTAACCGGATTACAAAACAAAGCATTTTGGAACGCCAGAAATGAGTTAAATCAATACGGCAGACCTGCAATGCAACTTACTGGAGCAAGTGACAGAGGCTATGATCCGGTGTACGCCAAAGCTATGCAGGGAACTCAAAGTTTATTTTCCCCTATTTTACAAAACCCTGAAACCCGATCTCAGGCTATCTATGAATTATTAAGACAAACTCAAAGACCTGATGAACAACGTCAACAGGCACTGTTGGACGAATCCTTGGTTAACCGAGGTACACAGGGAATGCGTACTGCCATGTTTGGAGGTACTCCTGAACAACTGGCTATGAATAAAGCCCTACAGGAAACTCAGGCAAACACAAGACTAAAAGCTATGCAAATGGCTAGAGCGGAACGTGCTGATGATTTAGGTACACAAAGATCGTTGTTTGATTTGTCCGGTGCTGCATTAGCGGCTCCTGAAGCTGTTAAAACTGCTCAATTAAATAATTTAGCAAATATGTTAGGATTAGGATACACTCCCTCTCAAATGGAAATGGCTAGTATTACTCCAGCAACTAATATTGCTAGTATTGCAGATATAGGAAGAAGACAAGGTGCTGGATTTTTAGAAAATACTGGTATGTTTGGTTTAGAGCAGTTAATAAATTCTGAAGCTGTACGCTCAAATTTATTAGGACAACTGTATACTGGAATGCTATCAGGAACAGCACAATCAGGTGGACAACAAAGTGGATTAAATTCCGCTATTGGTGCTGGAATAGATTTAATTGATTGTATTGTTAATAATAACTGTTCGTAAAGAGGATTAAACAATGGCTAACCCTTATGAAACAATGGCCCAACCATACAGTAGAATGCTAGGGTCCAACATACCTCAAGGAACTTCTCGTAGACAAGGAGGAATGTTTGATGATTTATTAAATCCTGTTCCTACTATTAATACGTTTTTTGACGCTCCTTCAGAATTACATAAACAACAGTTTCAAGCCAGTAAAGACTACAGGGCAATAACTGATCCCATTCAACGGGCTGAGTTTATGACTCAATTTCCTGGAGCTTCCCCTGAACAAATAGCCGCTGCTGAACAACTTAAGCAAGGCTATTTACAACAACAAAGAACAGATCAGGCACGAACACAAGGATCAGCTTTTAAATCCGCAGTTGTTGATAAAGCAGTAACTGCTAACAAACCAGAAGACGTTACTTTAATACAAAGTTTAGATCCAATTCAAGACAGGGAAATGTTAATACAATATTTTAGAACGGGAACTTTTAGTAAACCTGGAAATAATGTTGTTGTTGTTGGAAACCATCTTTATGATAGAAAAAACGAAAAGTGGATAAGTGGTCCTAAAACAGGCCAAAAAGAAAAAAGAAAATTATTAAAAGTAGAATTAGGGACAGGAGACAACAAAAGAGTTCGTTTTATTGACGATCAGACGGGAGAACAAATTGGTGAAGATATCGTAGCTCCTGATTCAAAAAATAAAAATTCGGCTGCGACAATGGATAAAATTCACGAAGCTAATTTTTATTTAGGTAAAAAAATTGCTCCTGCTTTAGAACTTCTTACTCAGTCAAAAAAGGATGGTTTTTTATCATTTGACACAGGAGGAACTGATGCTTATATTAAAGAGTTTTTTCCTGAATCTGATGAATATAAACTTAAAAATAATTATTATCAATCTTTAGCCTCTAAAGAAGCATTTAATTCTTTAGAAGATTTAAGAATACAGGCTATGGAAACAGGATCTAAAGGATCAGGGTTAGGACAAATAACTCAAAATGAATTTAGAGCATTAAAAGACGTATTGAATCGTTTAGACCAGAGAGCAACAATAGACCAACAAATAGAATCATTACAGGAAATAGAACAAAGATACAAAAATGTGTTACGTTTGGCAGGAGGAGAAAGCCCTATAGAAATTTTAGATTGGGATAGTGAATATTTAATTGAATCAGGGTATAAAAAACACGAAGGCAAAATATATTATAAACCTGCTTATGGTCCAAGTAGAGGCTATAATCCAGACACCGATCGGTTTGAAATTTTAACTCTTAGAAAATAGGTACTTACTATGGATAAAACATTATCTACTGACGAATTTTTATCTGCTGAAGAATTAGATGAAATTTTTGATGAAACACGTAAAAATTTAAACATAAAACGAACTGATTTAAATTTTTCTATGAACAACAATGAACAAGTTTTTAATAATGTTGTGGGCAAAACTTTATCTACTGACGAATTTTTATCTGCTGAAGAATTAGATGAAATTTTTGCGGCTAAAAGACACGAAATAAAGCAAAAAAACGAAGAGAAAAACCTTAAACTACAAAAAGAAAACGAAGGTTTTTTTGATAAAACAACACTTCAACCGTTAGGAAGATCAGGTGACAGATTGTCACAGATAAAAAAACGAATTCAAAAAGATTCAGATAATCCCTTGTTTGCCCAAAAAGGATTTTTTGGTTTACCTAGCTCTAACTCTGTTTTGTTATATTTTGCTCAAGATTTTATTCCGGAAATAGAAAAATATAAAGGAGGTAAAGGAACAACTCCTGCTTCTATTGTTGGACAAGGAGTTGCAGAGCCTGTTGCATTAGCTTTTGATGTGTTAGGAAGCACAATACTAACTACGGTAGAAAAAGGCTTATCTTATGTAGGGGATGAAACTAAACAAGCTTTTGTTAATTTTTTACAGGAACAAATGCAAACTGAAATTGGACAAATGGCTGTTAATGCTTTGTCTTCCGGAGTAGAAAAATGGGACGAGTTCAGTAGACTGTATCCTAATGATGCAGCTAATTGGACTGCTGTGTTTGAATTAACTGGCGCAACACCTACTAAAGCATTTAAAACTGTAACAAATAACGACCTTGTGTTTACTCCTCCACAAAAAAATTGGCATTCCGATTCACTTAAAGTAAATTGGGACACACCTGACGTTGATGTTTCTGAACTTAAAAAATTAGCTTTAGGACGAACTGTAGACAAGCCATTAGCAGGAAAAGATAAATTTTTGTGGAATGTAGCATTTAATAATCCTGAATCTACAGGAGGTAAAGGAGGAAGAACTTTAGAACAAGCTGAAACAGTTACTAATCCTGAAGGTTTGCTTAGAAGGCAAAAACAATTAGCTATTGAAGAAGAAATAGAAACTGTTGATATATTAAAAGAAGCTGGAGTACAAATAAATCAAACTCATCAAGGTAGAGTAAATAAAGTTTTAACTTATATAGGTCAGCTTGAACAAAAAGTTATTGATCTTGCTAAAAAACAAGGAGGATATAATAGATCAAAAGTTGCAGAATCTATTGGAAAAGCGTTTAGTGAAAATACTAAAATGATTGGAACCAAAACAACAGAAAATGCGCTAAAAGAAGCTGAAGAGTTAATTTCCGGTTTTTTTAAAACACTTGAATTAGATGAATTTCCGGATACGTTAGACGGTTTAGTTGCCGCTAGAAAAAAATTTGATGAAATGTATCCTCCAGGATCAGACAAGCCTTATTCATCAATGTCTTTAGCACAACGCTCTATTAGAGACGGAGTTGTTAAATACTATGAAGAGTTAGTTCCGAAAATTACACCTAACCAAAAGAAACTTAATTTATTGTTAAAAACAAATAGATCAGGAACGTCTGTAAAAGAATTGTTATTATCTAAAGCAGGACAAGAAAAAGATTATTGGCTTGGTAGAAGTCTTTGGGAATTAGGTAATAGAAGAGTATTTATGACATCAACAGGAGCTATAACAAAAATACAAGACATTCTTCTTAGTGCAGGAATGGTTCCTATTGGCGTAGTTCATCAAGGTTTAAAGGAAGCAATGGGTAAAGCAAAAGGTTTAGAAGGTGTAGCGGCTATTGAATACGCTAAAAGAGAAATGAAAAAAAATCTTATGGAAGAAATAGCTAAAGCTGCTCCCAAAACAAGAAAAGAATGGTTACAGGACGGAGGTAAAGCTGTTGTGTTTGGTGTTATAGACCAATCTGCTAAAGCCTTACAACAGGAGTATAAAGAAGAACAAAAAAATAAAGAAAAAGAAAAGTTAAAAAGTAAACTAGGTAAAAAATCTACAGATCAGGAGCAAGAAATAATTACACAACCTACGCAAACTAGAACCTTTAATAACTCTGGTTTTATACAGCCAGGAATGACTGATCCGTCTACCTTAACAAATCAAAGTGTTTCTTTTTAAGGATTTGATAAAGGATTAACACTAGGAGCAGTGAATAATCCTCGATCAGAAGAACAACAGTAACTACTCAGGTTCAAACTCTATAATACCTCCGTTATTCAAATAGGCTATAGCTCCCATAACACCCATAAGTTTAGCCATTTGTTTAACTTCAGCTTCCACTGACTCCACTACTGACGGATGATCCGCTGTACCACTAGGGCTTTCCGTTAGTATCTGGATGTTCAACCTATGCCTGTCCAGTTGATACATACAGGTCTGGGTTATGTTCTCTATAACTTCCTCCTTAAAGCAGGGCTTACCGCCAGTAATTTGCTTAAGTGTCATTTTGTTTCCTCCTGAGATCAGCCACAGCAGCTTTAATAGCGTCTTCAGCTAATACACTACAATGAATTTTAACGGGTGGTAAAGAAAGCTCTTTTGCAATCTCAGAGTTTTTAATGTCCTCTGCTTCACTGAGTTTTTTACCTTTGACCCATTCCGTTAATAATGAACTGGAGGCAATAGCAGAACCACAGCCATAAGTTTTAAACTTGGCATCCTCTATTACCCCCTCGTCATTCACCTTAATCTGTAGTTTCATTACATCACCACAGGCAGGTGCTCCAACCATACCAGTGCCTACAGCTTTGTCCTTCTCATCAAGTTTACCTACGTTTCTAGGGTTATCATAATGATCTAAAACTTTATCGCTATAGCTCACAAGCTCCTCCAACACAGGCTAATGTCTGTGCTCCTTCAGTAGTATCAGTTTCT